CGACCACGTTAGCAAACGCTATAGAACTAAACGAGGACGTTAAAGAGGCGGTATTAGATATAGTCGAGCTGGCTAATATCGGCGGGTGTGACCTTGTTTCTGATTATAATTTCACAGATACTTCAATAAAAAGATACCGTTATCAAGCGGTATTTGAAATTACTCACTATTAAGGAGGCTTAAAAATGGCAAATAATAATGCTAGTAACGTGTCAGTCGGCAAGCCTAAAATTGGCGGCGCGCTGTTTGTTGCACCCGTCGGAACTACACTTCCGACTGATGCAATTTCGGCTCTTGATGCGGCTTTTGAAAATCTCGGTTTTGTATCAGATGCGGGACTTACAAATGAGTCAAACGCAGAGACCGAAGATATAAAGGCATGGGGCGGTACTGTTGTACTTAAGGTACAGACCTCGAAAGAAGATACATTTAACTATACTCTTATCGAGTCCTTAAACCCTACAGTATTAAAGCACGTTTACGGCGACGATAACGTAAGCGGTGACCTCAATACAGGACTCACAGTTATGAACAATGCAGAGGTTCAGAGTGAACACTCGCTTGTTATTGATATGACCTTACAGAATGACGTTAAAAAGAGAATTGTAATTCCTAAAGGTAAGGTTACCGAGGTAGGAACTATTACTTACGTCGATAATGAGGCTATTGGTTATGAGACTACACTTTTCTGTGCGCCCGATAACACATCAAAAGAAAATACTCATTATGAGTATATGCAGAAAAAACCTTATACTGTAACGTTCGATACAGACGGAGGTTCAGACGTGGACGACCAGATAGTAGCGGTTGGAACTTTGGTAACACGTCCCGACGACCCGACCAAGACAGGCTATACGTTTGATAACTGGTATTCGGACGAGGATTTAACAACACTGTTTGACTTCACGACTGTAATTACTGGAGACATCACACTTTACGCAAAGTGGACTTCATAAGGGGGAAAGATGATAGAAGGAAAAACCAAAAGTGGCTTTAAGTATTCCATTGACGAGCACCGTCTTAATGACTGGGCGGTGTTCGAGTCAATGGCAGATATGACAAGTGAAGAGCCTACGAGGGAGCTCCAAGGAACTGTTAACTTTGTAAATTTCGTAATGGGAGAGAACAAAAACGACCTTATTCTTTTTATAAGAAAGAAAAATAAAGGTATGTGTCCCCGGGAGAAAGTACAAGAAATGGTTACCGAAATTGTAGAAAGTGTCCGAGAGTTAAAAAACTCATCATCCTCGCAAGGTTAATAAATCTTGACGAGGATTCTTTAATATGTGATTTTGCCGAGACCTACCATATATACGACTATAGACAATTAAAACCGAGTTATTGTGCAATATTGGCAATAGGGTTAAAAGAGGACAGTCGTATAAAAATGGCTATAACAGACAACAAATTAAACACGAATCAAATGTTGTTAGGAGCTATAGCCGACAGGGTAGGTCTTTTGGTGTGGCAGAATACAGAAAACGGACGAAAAGGAGTCAAACATCCAGTTTCTATTATTACAGAAATAAATCGAGACCATTCTAAAGATATAAAAGGCTTTACGAGCGGAGAAGATTTATTAAGAGAACTAAAGAAATATGAGGTTAAATAATGGCTATTGAATTAGCAGAGGCTTATGTACATATAATACCGAGTGCAAAAGGTATAAAAGGGTCTTTATCTTCAATATTCGGCCCCGAAGCGGCGGCGGCGGGAAAAGCGGGTGGTGCGACTTTCTCAAGTGCGTTTGGGGGTATGGTAGCGGGTGCTACCAAAATGACAGCGGCGGCGGTAGGTGTAGCCGCGGCGGGAGTTGGTGCACTCACTTCTCAAGCTGTACAACAGTATGGACGTTACGAACAGTTAGTTGGTGGTGTTGATAAGTTGTACGGGTCAGCAAGTGACCGACTTCAAAAGTACGCCGCAGACGCATACAAAACGTCGGGAATGTCCGCTAATGCCTATATGGAGAGCGCAACGAGTTTTAGTGCGGCTTTAATTAATTCTCTCGGTGGAGACGTTGATAAAGCGGCAGATATGACAGACGTTGCTATGAGGGCTATGTCCGATAACGTTAATGTATTCGGCTCGGATATGGCGTCGATAGAAACCACTTTCCAAAGTTTCGCAAAACAAAACTATGTAATGCTCGATAACTTGAAACTCGGTTACGGTGGAACAAAAACCGAAATGCAACGTCTTATTGCAGATGCGGCTAAAATGACCGATACGCAAGAAAAGCTCGGGCTTACTGTAGATGCGTCTAGTATGAGTTTCGCTAATATAGTTGCGGCTATTCAAGTAATGCAAACCGAAATGAACATAGCGGGAACTACACAGAAAGAGGCGGCTCATACAATAGAGGGTTCCCTAACAAGTGTCAAGGCGGCGTGGGAGAATTTAGTCACAGGATTAGCAGATAGTGACGCGGATTTCAGCGGCCTTGTTGAGAACCTTGTAAACGGATTAATGGGAGAGAACGGAGGCGGCTTAATAGCAAACATGATGCCCCGAATTCAAATTGCTATGGAGGGTATAGGCCAGCTAGTAGCGCAAATGTCCCCGATTATAGGTCAATATTTACCCGCTTTAATAGACGGTCTATTACCGTCTTTAGTTTCGGCGGTCTCGGCTTTGATTTCAGCTTTAGCGTCAGCCTTGCCGAGCATGATACAGACTATACTAACCGTTATACCTGGGTTATTTAATTCTTGTATGGATATTTTGATGCAGAACTTACCTATATTAACCGAGGTAGCCTTACAAGCGGTGGTAACGTTAGCAAACGGGCTCGCAACAGCGTTACCCGTTATGATTCCTCAAATAGTTGACCTTGTTATAGAAATGGCAGATACAATAGCCAATAACGCAGACTTATTGATAGATTCAGCACTCGCGTTAATGATAGGCCTTGCGGATGGACTCTCGATAGCAATTCCCCGATTAACCGAAAGAGCTCCCGAGATTATATTTAAGTTAGCGGGGGCTATAATTCAGAATCTACCACAGATAATTACGGCGGGTACAAATATTATTCTTTCCTTAATTACAGGATTAATAAAAGGATGGACTAACTTATTTAAAGCGGGAATGGATGCGGTAAATAAGGTCGGTGAAGGCTTTAAAGGTGTTGACGTTAAACAATGGGGTAAAGACCTAGTTGATAACTTTATAGCGGGAATTAAGGCAAACTGGGAAAAGTTTAAAGGTGCTGTCAAGGGATTAGCGGACACAGTACACGACTATATAGGATTTTCGGAACCGAAAAAAGGCCCGCTTTCCAATTTCCATACTTATGCGCCCGATATGGTAGATTTATTCGCTAAAGGCGTTAAGGACAGCGAGAGCGTACTTACAGACCAGTTAAGCGACAGTTTAGCGTTCCCTGTTGATATGGGAATAAACGCAACGGCACAAGGCGGCGGCGGTTCTACCTCGATAGCTCCTACTATTAACGTATACGGGGCAGACGGGCAAGACGTGAACGAACTAGCCGACATAGTTATGGATAAAATAAACACGCTAGTATATAAACAAGGAGCCGTATATGCGTAATCAGCTAGTTTTCAACGGTAAAGACCTTGGGGATTTCGGAGTAAATGTCAAGGGGGATTCCGTATACAATTCTCCCGAGAGAGATATAGAAACGGTCAGCGTACCAGGCAGAGACGGGGATTTATTAATTGATAATGGACGATACAAAAACATTACAGTTAAATACCCCGCCTTTATTTTGAGAAAATTTAAAGAGGCCTCATATTTTGACGGGTTGAGAGCGTTCTTAATGGCTAACACAGGCTACCACAGGATAGAGGACAGCTTTCACCCCGAAGAATACAGGATAGGACGGTTAAAGACTTCAATTTCTCCCGAAGTCTACGAAAAAGGCAGAACAGGAGAGTTTGAGCTTGAATTTGACTGTAAACCTCAAAGATTTCTAAAACGTGGGGAAGTCACAAAAACCTATACTACGAATAGCGTTCTGATTAATGATACGTTGTTTGAGGCTAAACCTTTAATCAGAGCATACGGAACAGGAACGTTCTATATAGGGAATTATGGCGTGACAATAAGCGCGGCAGACGAATACACAGACATTGATAGCGACATAATGGACTGTTTTAAAGGGTCAGCTAATAAAAACGCTTATGTCTCTATGAATAACTTCCCCTTGCTCGCACCAGGTAACAATGGTGTAGCTCTCGGGACTGGCATAACTCAAATAGATATTACTCCAAGGTGGTATACATTATGATACCGATTTTATACGCGGCAGACGCGACAAACTTCACATCAAACGGTCTCGGTGGACTTTCCGACTGTATTTCATGCATAGTCACGGAAGAGAGAAACGGACAGTATACGTTAGAAATGGTCTACCCGATAGGTGGGTTGAAATATTCTAATATAACTTATTCTTCTATTATAAAAGTAATCCCGTCAGACGGTGCAGAGGCACAGTTGTTTAGGGTATACAAAATTAGCAAACCGCTAAACGGGAAAGTAACAATAGAGGCCGACCATATCTCATATCAATTAACCCATATACCCGTAGGGCCCTTTACAGCGTCAAACGCGGCGGGCGCTATGGCGGGGTTAAGTACATATTCACTCGAAACTAATCCTTTTACGTTTTGGACGGATAAAACTACCACAGCAGACTATACCCAAACGATACCCGAGTCTATTCGCTCAAGGTTGGGCGGCTCAACAGGCTCTATTTTGGACGTATACGGCGGGGAGTTTGAATTCGATAATTACACAGTCAAACTTCACAATAATCGAGGTGCGGACAGAGGCGTGACCCTTCGGTATGGAAAAAATATAACCGACATCCAACAAGAGGAAAATATAGCCAACACTATAACAGGCGTATGTCCTTATTGGACGGACGGGGAAAGCACAGTCACAGGGGCTATTCAATATACAGACAATTATCAGAATTTTCCTTACAAAAGGACAGTCGTTAAAGATTTTTCGTCCGATTTCGACAATACTCCCACAGCGGCAGACCTTGAGACTAAAGCCCAAGAGTATATATCGGAAAATGAGTTAGGTATTCCGTCAGTCAGTATAGACGTTTCTTTTGTAGCGCTATGGCAGACCGAGGAATACAAACAAATAGCAAACCTTGAACGGGTTAGATTATGTGACACGGTTAAAGTGGAATTTGAGAAACTCAATATTTCCGCCACAGCTAAAGTAGTAAAGACTGTTTATAACGTATTGTTGGGAAGATACGACAAAATCGAAATTGGCTCAATTAAGTCTACGTTAGCGGGGACATTAACCGATAATTTCAATAACACATACGAAAAAATAAAACAGTCCAGTACACAATTAGAGTTAGCGCAGAAACGCGCCACGGAATTAATCACGGGGCAAAAAGGCGGTTACGTTGTCTTGAATCGAGACGGGAACGGTTATCCCTATGAAATTCTAATAATGAACACGCCCTCAATAGATACGGCAACAAAGGTATGGCGGTGGAATAATTCGGGGTTGGGTTATTCGAGTACGGGTTATGAAGGGCCTTATGGGTTGGCCATGACGAGTGACGGGGCAATAGTCGCGGACTTTATTACGACAGGAACGTTGGATGCGTCGCAAGCGACCATAACGAACATAAACGCGTCAAATATTAACACAGGTACATTATCGGCAAACAGAATAAAAGGTACAGCGGGGAGCGGTGATACCACGTTTACTTTAGACGGTGACACAGGCTCAATGAGTGCAAAAAATGCCACGTTTACGAATGGCTCTATAACAAGCGCGTCATTAAAAACTTGTACGGCAGAAAGTTTAAAATGTACAAGTGGAATGAGAGCAGACCGTATTACTACTGGTAATAAAAGCGAGGACGGAGAGTACAGAATATATATTAACGGGACTAGATATGGTGGAAGAACAACGTCCATAACAGTAGACGGAACTAAATATCAATTTGCTAGAGGCATTTTAATAGACGGTGAATTATAAGGAGGCAAAATGCAAGCAAGACAAATAACTTTAAACCTAGTACCAGGTGGAGTGATGCCCCGGATCCATTGTTCGCAGTATGACAAAGGTGTGCCGGTTGAAGTCACTATATACGATGGCGATACAACCTACACGGTGCCCGAAGATGCAACAGTATACGTGCAGGGGGCAA